CACTGAACATACCCTTTAGTCCCTGTCCCAATTCTCTCTTATGTTCCATGCTTATATGACCGTAAATGTTCATTGTAGTGCTAATATCCGCATGTCCAAGCCATTCTGATATATCTTTCATATTCCACCCTCTGAGAATAAGCATCGATGCACAACTATGACGCAAATCATGAAATCTAATGTGCGGAAGCTCATTTTTCTTTAAAACTTTTTGCAACTCGTGGCTAGGATAACTTGGATAATACGGTGTACCATCTTCTTTTGCAAAAATATATCCACTATCAGAATAACAATTTTTAAAAAAATCTTTATTCTTTTTTTGTTTTTCTAACAGTTTTTCTAACAATGGCTTCACATCATCCAAAAGAGGATATACGCGATTACTTGTTTTATTTTTAGTAGAATCTTTGGCAACCACTTGATTTTGCAGAACAACCGTATGCTGAATTACTATGGTATTATTCTCAAAGTCGACTGCATCCCACCGTAACCCCATAAGTTCGCTCCGCCTTAACCCGTATATAATAGTCATATATAACATATCGTGCAACATTGTACTTTTAGAAACTTCAAGCAACCTATTACACTGTTCCACTGTGTAAAATGAAGGTTTTACAGTGGTTTTCTGCATTTTAGGCAATCTTGCGTACTGACATGGATTATCTCTTATTAGTTCTTCACGAATGGCTTTCTTAAAAATCAAACTTAATATTGTACCGTGAATTTTTAGAGTTCTACATGATAATCCGCCAGGTTTACCATCTAACCTTCCCGTAACCGCCTTATAATTATAATATTTTTCAATATCTGCTATCTTCACATCTTGTAGCATTAAATTCTTTTGTTCAAAATACGGGATTAAATGGTTTTCCGTATCGGTTTTATATCCTTCGTATGTAACAATATCAACTTGCGTAATCACTTCTTTAAGCCACTTTTTTATGTATCCCACAAAGTCAATTTTATCAAACATATTGGGATTTTCATTATACTCCGCTAATAATCTTGTCAAAGCCGCTTCGGCTTCTCGCTTATTACCTTTCTTTGCATCAATATAGAGATTTATCCATTTTTGCTTTTTATTAACACGGAATACTGCGTAATATTTTCCGCCCTTTTTCTGTAGACTACCTCTCATATGTCATTCCTCCTTAACTTCGGTAGTCTGCTGACAATATTATTTTATCATCAACAGCCTACTTTATCAACATATTTTTTTAAAGTTGTACTCCTTTTAAATACTCAATCACTCCGAATTTAGGAATTATATATTTCTTGCCCAGTCTACGATTGGGTATATCGTTGTTTTTTAATAATTTATACGCTGTATTCTTACCGATGTTAAGAATTTCGCACAAATCTTTAATATTTATCACATCTTTATACTCTTCCAACAAATATATCACATCCATTCTCGTTCACAAATTAAATATTTTAACCCTTTTTCAGTGTACAATAAGTTTATACGTTCAAAAAACATTAAAATATCTAAGCTACACGAACGGCAATTTGCAAAATTGCTCCATAGGATTTTCACCTTCCCGGCGCTGCCCGGACTGCCCCCGATGCTTGCATACACGCCCTTAAAGCGCGGTCTACGGCTAGGCAGAAGTATCATTATACCAATATGACGTCTTGACCATTCAAACTTGCAATTTGATTTTTACTAGTGATATTTATCGCTCGACTACCTCTATGCAGTGTCTTGGCGTATCAAGTATAAGGCTCTTCCATATTGGAATGTATCCGTTTGCTCTTTATTATGCTACAGCGTTGTCTTCTGTGCTTTCTTTGTACATGAAAGGATTTTATTTATACGTAATAATATTTTTTGTAAACTTTGTAATGATACCACAAATGATTCTTCGCTCATCATTAGCAGATTTCTTTATCAGAGAGTAAAGACACTCTTCCTCTTCATCTGTAAGATAGTTTTTATAGCTTCTGTATTCAGGCAATATATAAACCCCACCTTGATTACCTTGTTTCGTATAAACAGGAGCAATGCCACTGAGATAAACTATATCTCTGTCGATTGTATCTGTAGAAACATTAAATTCTGTCGCCAATTCGCATCGAGTTGATTGCTTTTTCTGGACAAGGAATTCGAGTATTTTTGTTCTTCTTTCGCTCACACATAATTTATCCCTCACGTTGCTCCCCTCCTTTCGGGAGCAGTATACCACTCAAACTCCGCAAATTTTTCCGAGTTTGAAAAAATAATTCTGAAAGTTTCAAACTTTTTTTCATTATCTTAGTCCTTTTCCTCTTTTTTTGAAAAAGACCTCATTGGCGGTGCTCTCATAAGACATTCAAAGACTAAAAAAACACGATTTTTTTCAATCGTGTCAGCCGTATTCGTGTATATACGCTTTGATTGTTCACGTGCGAGTTTTAAATCAGCTAAAATAAGCACATTGATTTTTTTAATAAATCATTCCCCATATGTTTTGCAAACAATAAAACCCCTCCAAGAAACTAAGCTTGAGGAGTTTTTACAATCAAATAAGCCTCATCAAACCATCGTTTTTTTTGATGAAGCTTTATGCTGCTTCTGAATTATAACTTCGTTCTATCACGAAGCATTTAATCGTGTTAATTTCACAGAAAACATTGTAAACTATATGTGGAGGTGAATTTTCAGTGCTATGAAACACGATATTTTAGGCGAACAAATAAAAAATGCCCGACTACATAAAGGGATATCACAAGAACAACTTGCAGAAATGTTGAATTGTAGTTCACGCCATATTATGGCGATAGAAAATGAAAATAAAAAACCCGGATACTGGTTGCTTTATAATCTTATACGAACTCTAAACATTCCTGCTGATACGATTTTTTATCCCGAACGACACAACATGCCACATAAAATGGATATTGCCATTGACGAACTGGTAAATATGCTATATCTGTGTGATGAAAAGACAATACACGCAATAACTGCCGCTGTTCAGGAAATAATCAAGTCCGAATGAAGAAGCGCACATCAGTGCGCTTCCTTCTAAAGCACTCCTAATCTTTTGAGTAACTTTACACAATCTTTTACGCCTTGTTCATACAAGAACGCACAGTCTTTATCCGCTAAAGCCGCATGCTTTGCAATATATAAATTTATTATATCGGCTTTCCCAGCTGACAATTCTGATAACACCGACTGCACTTTGCTTCCCAATTGTGTCAATTCTGTGTTAATTTCTTTGTATTCCTTGTTTTTCATTCGATAATGACTCAGTTTATGTTCTGTAATTTCATCAATTACCATTGAAATCAATTCCTGTTCAGTCATAATAAATATCTGCCTCCTGTTGATTCATATTGATTATATAATTCCCCGAAAAATTTGTAAATAATTCTGGAAATAATGGTAGTATTCTACGGAAAAAGTGGTTATGTACATCTTCTATGTAAACACAAAACCGACACCATTAGCCTGATGTCGGTTTCATCTTTCAATTTTTTATCTGTTTACTGTTTTATAAACCATCTGACGTCATCTTTGTTACTCTATAATTGCTGTTCTTGATTCTGCATCCCATGTAACTTCAAAGCCCATTTCTTCTGAAAGGAAGCGCAGAGGAACCATTGTTTTGCCATTTATAAGACGAGCTGGGACATCCATGGTGGCAGGTGTGTTATTTACTTCTGCATTAGTATCATCTATCGCAAATGTAACTGCTGTATTATCAAGTGTTGCTGTTGCTGTCTGTGTTTCCTGATTCCATTCAACATCTGCGCCCATCTGCTCAAATAAGAAGCGCATAGGCACAAGTGTACTGCCGTCTTCTATTACAGGCGGTGTTTCAAAACCAAGTATTTTGTCTTGGAATTGTACATATATATCACTTGCATTTAATACTTCATCTATTTTTTCAATAGGACAAGAATAGAACCCTTTTATATAACCGGAGTTGTCTTTTAAATAAAATTCAAATCTATTATCTTTTAGTTCAAAAACATCGCAAAGCAGACAATTTTCTAAAGGCAGGTCTATTATAGTAAAATATACCCCATCCTTTGATACAGCTACTTTCCCAGGCAGTTCTCTTCCATCATATGCAAGATTTGCAAATAAATAATCATGAACCTGAATAATTTCACCAATATCGACACTCTCATAGATAATGCCCTGCTTTGTAACACCATTTTGAGATAATGCTATATCCCCCATATCCTGTGTGAAATATCTATCATATTGCAGCTTACCATTTCTAATAAACAATTCATGTCCGTCGTTTATAATCGGTATACCACCGCTCTCATTGTATACATGCCAATTTTCGAAATCCGTTGAATAATATGATTTTTCCTCTGACACAACATTCATATGGGTTTCAGGGATATATTCACCATATTGAGAATATGTATTTATATAATACACTCCATTTATGTATGACATATCGCTTACATAATCTCCGGAATAAGATTTTAAAACATTAAAATTCTTATCCAATAAAATAATATTATCATCTCTAGTCGCATAATTAAGACCATGACGTTTATGATTTTTTTCCCTAATCATATATCCATCATTCGTTTCAATAACTTGTGAAGTAGGTATATTACTTGAATTTACCAACCTGTCCAGAAATTTGTAATTACTATCGGTGACTGCATTCCTCCAATTGACTTTATCTTTTGAATATGTGGCTTCCCATGCCGATGCATTGTGTGCAGAGCCATCATAATATACTGAAAAATACCCTTGTCCCGTATATACAACTCTATCTTTAGGGTCGATTCTTTCATGTTCAAAATCAATCGCATATGTATCATTGCTGTGGATAATTCCAATCATCATCATAATTATGCAAATTATTAACAATCTGTATGGGGTTTTCTTTATTATCTTTTCCATAATCTTTCTCTCCTTCATAGATTTTAAAACAATTTCTTATACTACCGTCATTCGCTGTGAATAAACCTGTTTTCATCTTATATTCTATCTCTTGGTTGGGTTCTAATACAATATAATACATTACTTGCGCTCTTGTATAAGAACCTTTGGATAACATTACCGGTTTTTTATGCAAATTCTCTAAATACAAAAATTCACATGAATCACTATCTAATATAAACTCAATAGTTTTTGTAGATTCTGTTGCATTTTTAAGTTTGATG